CTCCAGCCCAAGGTTCACATTGCCGGTGATATTGGGCTGAGACTGTGATGTGATGATTCGATTGATTGCGTTTGGCAACTCTGCCTGTGCCGGTGGGCCAGAGAAGATGCGCTTGATTAGCGAGTCGCTTAGGATGCAAATACAAACGGTTGTACAACTCGCTGCGAGTCATGTAATAGGTGTGGACGATCGCCTCTTGCCTATCGGTGTAAGGCAAGTCCTCACGCAGCACACCAATGCTGGCAGGCTCCACCATGTACGGGTGAATGCCATTGCGAACAATCAGTTTGACAAACGCACTGTTGAACACCAGCGACCAGTTGATGGCTGCGCTGAACACTTGGTCAGCATTGCTGTTCAGCCACTCATCGTTGAGCGCCTGGGTCAACGTGTTGATCTTGAGATGCTCTGTTTTGGGAACAGATGCCCCGATATTGATGCTGAACCGGGTTGTTTCCGAGGAATACAGGAACGAATTCAGTTGGTCAATGTGCGGGGCGATCTTGTTGAACAGTGCGGGAACTTCTTCTGGCGCACTGCCAAACATAAAGAAGTTCTTGAGCAGGTTGTAGTCAATGATACGTTCATCCCGAGAAACAAGGCATTTCTCCATCAAGTCCAAATAGAACCATTCGCGTTCAGCATCGTTCTCGGGAATACGCATGATTTAACTCACTTTTCAATCTGTAGATTCTGATGGTCTTTGATTACAGACGCAGGCATCAACGGGCTAATCCGTCCAGTTTCTTTTGCGGATTGTAAGCCGTTGACTGATTCACCGCGAATAGGCGCAGTGTTGTAGCTGCCAATATCAGTTGGCGATCCCCACTTGACGGCATAGGGATTCTGAGGCTGCTGGAACCGTCCAGGCTGCGCCTCGCCTTCCCTGACAGACTTGATATCACTCATGCCGTATTCACTTGCCAGAGATTTCAACGTACTGTCGTTGTGCTTTGTTGTGTCAGATTGCATTCCAACTGGCGTCAGAAACACACGCATAATGAGTTCGTCACCAGTGCAACCATGCGGACACTTAGGCTCCCAGCCATCAAAGAAGCCGTGAGCCAGGCACTTAAACTCTTTTAACACTGCCATTTCAATCCCCTATCAGTTCATCCAAACCGGGCTTTGAATAGTCCATGCGATTGACCGGCCCCGGTTGTAACCGTATCGCACCATTGCGTATGTCAAAAGAAATCTTGGGTTGAATCTTTTGCTTTGTTTCTCCGCGAGGCCGATATTCCACAAACTTGGTATTGTTGTGTGGTTTTATCATTACCCGTATTTCACCACGCTTCCATGATGCCAATGCCCTTGAAACACGGATTTGCACCCCTTCGCTAATCGGCTGAATCTTTTCCTTGAATATTGAAAGCAGGTACTTTGATTCATACCCGGCAATCTGGGAGAAGTGGTCAATGGATATGCCTCTGTTTTTGTCATTAATGAAGCGCTCCATCTGCTTCATCAATTCAACTTTACTGAGTGGTCTGTCCATACATTCCAATAGCCTTCAAATACGTTGCCACGTTTTGATTCATTGCCGCCATCTCAGGCGAGACATTTTCCCGCTCTGTGCTTACTTTGCGAGACAGCTTCTGCTGCACAAGACGAGGCTGCACCTGCTCTGAGTAAGCCACGCAAGCCAAGCCGGTGGCGATCACCCGGTCATCCTTGCCGCGACCAAATGCCTCGATGCTGCCGCCATCACGCACGATGGATTTCATTTCGTCGAGCAAGTCCATCGAGTACACGTTCAGCATACCGCGCTCAAACAAGTCCTTGAAGTAATTCAGCATCCGTTCTTTGGTGCTTTGCGTTGTCAGGAATCCGATTGACATACCTGGCCCGGTCAAGGAATCATTCCGTCGCCAAATGTAGTTCTGCATATTTCCCAACACGTTGAACAAGTCATTGCCGCGCTGAGTTCCCATGTTGCCAGCAATGCGCCTCAAGTTCCGCATCTCATTGATGACTGACTGCCCTGGCCCATTGATCTCAAGGTTCAGCGTAGAGTTCTTGTACGCACCAGCCAAATAGCAAATCACCCAGGCAAACTGGTAGGTGTTCAGTTCACTGGTGGCAAACTCCGCAACCTGATCCATGCCGTCAGAGTAGCAACGGTACACCTGAATGCAAAACCTGTCTGCCCAATCTGACGAGCCATAAGCCGGGTCAGCACCAATCACATAGTACGCGCTGTCCAAAGGCTCTTCCCAAATCTTAAGTGTCGCCAGTCGCTCAGTGGATTTGGTCAGTGATGTGTCCTCAAAGTTTGCACCCATGATGAAGCGATAAAAGTCTGGCAAACGCTTCTTGGCTTCTTTGGCCGAGTCTGTGCAACGAGTCTGTGAAAAGAAACCCGTGCCAGTCATAATGAAGGCATAATCCTCTGTTGGCGGGAATTCCTGATACATCAGAGAATCATCCTTGATGCCTTCGAGCAACTTCCACCGCCACCAGGCCATTTGACGCGAGTTGATCTCGACGTTGTACAGCTTTTTGATTTCCCTTGTCCACTCTTTTTCTTCTGGCGACAGTTTGCCATCCCAATATGTTTTGTACACCAACGAGTTTGGATCAACAGAGTACAGTTGATTACGCCACCATCCGCAGAAAATTGCTTTCTGTGACTTCGCTTTCTTGGCAGTTACCCACATATCATGGAACAAGTTGTAACCCCGAGCCGTGCTTTCAAACACAAACAAGCGATTCTCATTCTTCTCGGCTAACGAGGCGAGTAGCGAAGCAACACCTTCATCATCACCATAGCTAGACGTTTCGGTAGAGTGCAAGTAGGTAATTCCCTTGCCACGACCCAATCCCCCTTTGCTACGAGTACCCGCAATTTGATAAAACATACGGGATCGGTTCTTAAGAACAAACTGATTGCGATTGTGGGCAACCAGCGGAATCTTGTACTCATTCGGTAGATGTTCCATATACATCCCGAGTGTCGAACGGAACTGATCACGATTCTCCTCAGTGTCTGTCACCAGAGTACCATTAAGGCCACTGTGCAGGAAATGCCAATATAAATCCAAGGCAAGAGTGACAGTGGTAATCCCCTGTTGACGGCCCTTAAGAATAACGAAATGGTGAATATCATCAGCCAAACCTGAAGATATTTCGTCCATAACGTAAGTCTGCGTCCCAAGAAGATCTGTACCCAGTTTCTTGATTCCATGTTCTTTTGAGTCAATAGAAAGTTCAGAAGCAAACTTGTAGAAGTTCTTCAGATTGAATTTAGACATTTTCCCGCCTGTAGTATTCAGCCAACAACAAAGCCTCTGCTCGATTGTTGTCTTTCTTTCTTGCAAGTGATGCTTGCGGAAACAATGTTCTTGCCATTGTCAGTGAGTCAGCCTTCTCGCTGGTCAACCCCATTGCTTTCTTCCACAACCTGGGCGCAATAAAGTGTACGGGGAAGTAAGTCAATGTCGCCACTGTCTCAATAGCCCCAGCAGCCCTCATAAACCCGCCTGTAGACACTGATCCTTGTCCAGGCATAGGATTGACTAACTCAATGATGATTTCAGCATCCTGACCATCAATCAGGCTATTCAACTGAAACCTAAATTCCTTCACATCAATGCGCTTGTCACCAGAAGGAATGTCAAAACATCCTATGTACTTGCCATTGTGGTCAACTGCACCCACAGCACCTGAACGCAAACCTGGGTCTATGCCGATAAACAATGTCATGTTTCCCCAATCAGCTTCCAGTTTGCCACAACAGAACAAGCATCCCTGTTACGCGCAGTGTTGACTAACTCTTTGATGTGGTCAGGATTGTGCTTGTACTTCTCTTGCCACTCCTGCCACAATTCCAGCTTCTGCTTCTTTGTCTTGCAAGCCAGCACCTTCCTGATTTCCTCACGGAACACAGCCTGGCTTTGAATCAACTGCTTCTCAATAAGCAACTCATTCCCTATCCTTACGTAATCTGCGTACTTTCCCATTACGTTTCCCCAAGGTAGGCCAAATGTCTCTCAGCAAAGGCATCTTCTTATCCTGATGCTCCTTGACAATCTTATCCTGTTGCTCAAGCAGAAAATCATATTCCTCCTTGGTCAACTGCCGAATCATCGTCGTGTCTTCCATTTAATCTCCACAGAAACAGGCTATTGCTTCTTCAGCAGGGTCAAACAAGTTAGTTTGATCTTGGCTGAACTTCAACATTGATGCATAGCTTGGGCGGTCGGAACGGAACACGGCGCCGCTTGGCTTGCTTGCCAGTGCCAGTGCCTCCATCTTAGCCCATCAAATTGCACGTTCTGGCTTCTCTGCAATTAATGAATAAACTTGATGTGCTGGCTTTAGAAAACACAAATCACAGTTGCCGTGCATCGTTACACCGTTGTTGTTGGGCAGTCCAAGATCAAACGGTTGCGCCTTCCAAAAATCACCAACTGTTTCTTTTGTGACCATTGCAGTCCAAAGCGGGATGCGTGACTTGTCGGCAATCTTTGCGGCCCTGCGTTCTTCGTCCCTTCTAATGCCAACCCATGAATAGTTTTCAATGGCTCCGTAGCCAGCACCTTTAAATAAATCAATAGACGCAAGGAATTTGCTTTGTGCCCGAATCTTTAATTCGGATGTGCAGATTCTTGCGACAGGGTTTGGCAGATAGTTCCGTTTGCGAATCAACGCCTCAAACGGCTCTCCGTCACGGCTGGCGGTTTCAAAGTCAACCAATTTGAAACCAACATCATCAAACACACGTTCAACCCAATGAACTTTGACGCTCCAGTTGGTTTCTACGTCTTTAATAAATTGAAGCGTTGCTTCGTCTTCTTTCCCGGTGTTCCCAAAATCCACAATG